TGTCCGCCCATCACGGACATTTTCCCCCCAAATGTCCGTCTATGGCGGACACTCACTCGTAATTGTACGCCGGACACGGACACAAATAAATTGTACATTAATGTACGATTTATATTGACTTTTGATGAGAGTATGGTATAATAAGTATATAACTAATTTACAAGAATTCAATATTAGGAGGTATAATCATGATAGAAAGAATAAAGGATATATGTTATGAAAAATATAATTTATATTTCGATATTAAGGATTTTGAGATTATAGATATTGATATTGATTATGATATTGCTTATTTGTCATGCAAAATAAGAGAATCTGTAAGTAGTGATATTTATATTGTTGCTAGATATAATACTAGAACAGGAGATTTAACAGTAGAATAATTAATACATGGAATTGCTATAACAAGCAATTCCATGTATCTTTCCCAACAATTCCATCAATTTTTAAATTATTATAAGCCTGAAAATCTTTAACTGCTTCTGTTGTAGCATTACCGAAAATTCCATCTACTTTAATAATATAACCTTTGCCTCTTAAAGCATCTTGCAGAGTATAAACCCACTCCCCTCTTGCTCCGCTTTTAAGAACTGGTCTAGCAGTATTGAAATTCTCTGTAAATATTTCTGATTCTTCCTTTCTTCTTTTCGTAAGACCGGATAAGACCTTGCAACCCGCTTTATTATACTCGAGAATTTTAGATGCTATTTCTTTTTTAGTCCGTTTTCCTTTCTGAACTAACTGGTCTATAGAACCTATATTAAAAGCAAAAGAAACAAGAGCGTCAAACTCATTTTGTTTAAACTGATAGATGCTATTATACTTGTTTACATTATTTTCGTACTTTACTAAATCCTCTTTCAAAAGTCTTTCTGCTTCTGCTATTGATATTGTATCACCTTCTTTTACATTTTTAGTATGTCCATATCCTATTGTATATACACCTGCTGGACACCTATAAGCGCTTGTCCTAAGTCCTTCATATTTTTTTATTAATTCTATTCCTCTATTGCTCGTCTTCATATATTTCGATTCCTTCCTTTATTTCATTCATTTTATTTTTATTTATGTTTTCTGCTTTTGCTTTCCATACCACAAAACCGCTATGAACTGATAATTGCAAAAAAGAATATTGTATTGCCGTGCTTATTGGGGATAAGTCGCTTATCCCCAATATTCCAGAAAATGCAGTAATAGTTATTGATGCAGTTGTTAATAATATTGTACAAGTAAAGTTTAATGCATATAGTTTATCTGTAAATCCTCTTTTCATTAATCTAATCCACTAACATTTATAATTACATAATAATTTCCACTTGGTTGAAATGTAATAGATATATTATTAGATGCTATATGCTTTTCAGTATCCCAACCAATTTCTGCACTTGCACCGTAACTACCTGCTAATTGTGCTCGTATACTTCCATTACTATTTACTGTATTTACTCTTATTTTCCAGTCATTTCCAAGTATTGCAGTTTCACTAATTGAACCATTACAATTGGATATAGCACTAGCGGAATAAACTGCTTGTGGTTCTGGTTCATTTACTGTAACCTCTCCATTTATACTTAAATTACCACTTTGAAATACTGCTATATATCTATCAAATGGAAATGTTCTCCATTTTTCAGGTACTATACCATTAGGGCAAGGCACAGATATAAACCCTGTATTATATTTTTCTGGTATTTTGTTACTTTTACTCGACATATTTGCGTTATAAAAAGCCATATATATTAACCTCCTATTTAAATCTTATTTTTATATATAAATCATCTTTATACATATAATAACTAAAAAATATATACTTATGACCTGCATATAGTTGCATATCAATATAGCCTGCATTATTATAATAACTACTCATTGTATAATACACTCCATTTCCATTATCAATTACATCTTGATATGTTACTTTATTTCCATCTTTTAGCAAATATTTTTCATTATCTACTTGATAAATACCGCTTATTGTATAATCACTATTTATCTTTATGTTTAATAAATTATTAACTTTTCCTTCTGCGTGTATTCTATAATGTGCCCCATCCGCTTTTCTGAATGAAGAATTGAAATAATAATCTCCATATAGTTCTATTAAATATGGATCATTAAAACTTTTGTCTACGAATATTTTACCTGCACATTCTGCTACTACAGGTTCCATTAAAGAATATGAAAAATTTCTATATTTTTCTGGAACTGAAAAAGTCTTTGTTTCTTCATTGTATTCCGCTTTAACTATAAAAAATTCTACATCATTTGGTATTTTAAGTCTAGGGTCATCCTCATGCGCTTCTTTACCTCCTAATTGTGAATTATATAATGCCATATCATACCTCACTTTCCACAGTGTAAGAAGGGGATACTTTTTCTGTATTTCTTGCTACTACTGCAACATTAATATCTCTTGTTTGCACATCAAAAGTTAAAACAACCATATTAGGTTGACCGCTTGTTGCGGATCTAGTTGTTATTGATGTAGGAGTAAGACCATACATATCTGTATAAACATCAATTAATGTATCATCTTTTAAATTTCCTATTGCTATAGCAACTGTAGATTCTCCTGTGCTCAATATTCCCCTATATATTTTTCCTGCCATATTTGCGTTGATTGATACACTTGTTTCTAAGTTGTCAATTTCTGTTTGTAAGTTTCTAATATTACCTTGTGCAGTTAACATTTCACCTTGTAAAGTAGTAATATTTTCTGTATTTGTTTTTTGTTGAGTTGTTAAATTTGTTATTTCAGTATTGATATTTTCAATACTACTTTCTGTATTTCCCATATCTGTATTAAGTTTTGTTACTTCACTATTCAAATTACCACAATAAGCGTCTATTTTTTCCATAGTTCCATTGTAGATAATTTGATAGTTTGTTACGTCATTGGCTTCATAGATTGAAAGCCCCATGTTTGCAGTTTCTTTCATTGCACTCACAACCTCCATTATTATAATTTATATGAATAAACATGAGTTTGGCACCTTTATTATCGTACCATTCTCTAGTTATTCCTAGTTTATCAAATTCTTCTGCCGTTATTTCTGTTCTATCATATTCCTCTGCACTTATTCCCCTATCTGTTAATTTACATCTACCACACCAATCATATTCATAAGCGGTTAAATTGTAATTATCAAATTTTTCAGCCCTTAATTTTAAACTGTCGTATTCATCAGCGCGTAAAGCACACATATGATAAGAAGCTAGTTTAAATAAATACTCTTCAATTGTTAAATATTTACCGCCATCCCAAGGACTTCTAGTACTAAGTTGTGCCATTCTAAAAATAAACATAAAACCTTTAGTATCATATTCTTGCGCTGTTAATTTCCAGTTATCAAATATTCTTGCTTTTATATATAACTCGTCGTATTCTTTAGCAGTTATTCCAAAGTTTTGTTGTAGCAATATATACATATCATTAAGAACTTTATTTATATCCTCAAATTTTGCATTTATAGGATTATTAACATTAAGCCTGTCTACACTAGTAACATTATCTAAAACAAACTTTTCTAATTCGTTCATTTTTTCTTTTATTACACTATCTATATTTTCTTTATAATTAGCAAAGTTTTCATATATAGTGTTTATCATATTTTCAAATGTCATTATTTCAAATTTAAGTTCGTTTCTAATTTCTTCTATTCTTAATGATAATCTACTTATATCGTTAGTATTTGTCATTAAATCCTTTTCTAACTGACTAACTTGCCTTTCTAAGTTACTCACTCTATTTTTCCATATATCTAATTGTTCGTTTATACTATTTTGTATTATTTCGTTTGTGTGCGGTATAAACTCTTCTATATATTTAATGATTTTATTTATTTCATCTTGTAAGCCATCATAAATTTTTTTAAGTTTTTTATACAAACTTAATATTTCTCTCAAATCCGAATCATAATTATCTACATTAGGAAACTCAAAACTTGTAAAGCTCATTTTATACCCCCTTACTAATATACTTGTAACATCATTTCAGCGCAATATTTATGAACTATCCATTGATAAATATTAAATTCCATCAATTGTCTTTCTTCTCTTATTAATGATTGCGTTGAGGTAACGCCTATATTACCTTGTTCAATAATTATGCTATTATACTTTTCTTTTTCTTTTCTATCCCTTCCATTGCTTTCACCTTCTTTTATTTCTTTATTTTCATTTTCATTTTCTATTGTATTATTGTATGTTATATCATTATCGCTATAATTATTTACATTATAAGCACTTGTTTTATTTTCAGAACTTGTATCCATATTATTTTCAATATTATTTTCACTTACTATTTCTTTTTCTTTTTCAAAAAATTCATTTTCGCCTAAATTCCTATTCCAATTTTCTTTTATTTTTCCATCTTTATTCCATATAGGTGTATATTTAAAATAAAGAGTATCGGTTAGTTTAGTTATTTCGTGTTTCCATTTTAAGAAAAACATATCTGAAAATTTTTTGAAAACTTTTACAACATTGTAGTAAGGTGTCATTGAACCACATTCTTTCATTATTTCACTTATTAAAACATCTTTATCTAGTCTTTCATCAAGAACGATATCTTTCCATATAATATATAAATCGTTTGTATCATATATAATCTGACTAGTTTCCATTAAATCAATTAGATTCATTTTTTACCTCCAATGTTTCACGTGAAACATTTTCTTCAATTTCTTTCCATTGTATATAAAAATCAATATCTGGAAACATTTTAGAAGTTTTTTTATTACATTTTTCAAGTATTTTTTTAGAATACTCTATATTAAATAAAATCTCTTGATTATTTGCATCAACCTCCGATTCTATTAACCTTTCTTTTTTTTCTACGTTATTTGTATTGATACCAAATATGCTTAAAAATTCGTTCATTATTGTACGTTTTTGATCTTGCAATTCTGGTGCTATAAAGTTATTTTTAACAGGTAATGTAAAGCAAACTAATTTATTATCATTAATATCTAGTTGTTGATTCGAACCATGATAATAAACAGCGGGTTTACCTCTTGAAATTTCACTATATATTTTTTTCATTTCATCCGCTTGTTTTTTACTTGCGCAATCAAATATAAAAGCAACTTTACTATTAATTAAATTAACATCTATAGCGCCATCACAAGACGCTAGTTTTTCTGAATATACATCTAGTATCCAAGATATTCCTCTATATAGTGTATTGTCGTAAAGATAGTATAAAACACAGTTTTTATCTATTTTTCTTTTAAGTACTTTATCAAAAGCAGGATTAACTATATTAACACAATTAGCGCGCTGAAATACATTCAAACCATATGGAGAACATTTTAAAGGCAATTTCCCAAGTTCTGTATCTGTAATACAAAATTTTCCTTCTATTAATAGTGCATCAAGTATATAATCCTCATCCCATTCAATAGGACATCTTATATCTATTCTACCTTTTACTATATTATATAATATTTGTTTATAGAAAAGAGTCCTTGTTACTAATTGTGCGTTAACATCTTTCGGTTCCTCTCCAAATGCTTCCTTATATGCTTTTTTTAGATTTTTATAATTTACTTCATTCAAGATATAGCCCCCCCTCCAATGCAGAATTTATATTTCTTATTTCTTCTATCTCTCCTGCTATTTCTACACTGGCATTTTGACACTGCACATATTGTTTTACTAATTCTTTTAATTTAATTGTTTTGCCATATGGCAAGCCAATTACTTTACCTTTATTATTTATGTTTTCACTTGGTTGTTTTTGTTCTACGTACAACGAAAAATCTAATGCATTTATGCCACTTCTGCCACCCAATGAACCATTTACGGCAGTATGTTGTTGGTATGAACTAATAGTAGCCCCTAAACCTGCTATAATGGCAATTGGATTCGTACTAGCTAATCCTACTCCAAAAGATATTAACCCCCCAATAGCAGAAATTGGATTATATGACCTGACTGATGCTACTGGAAGTATAGTGCCACATGTTCCTTGTTGCGTTATTATCATATTACCAGAACTTATATAATAAGCAATATCACCCGTTAAAACATCAACTGTATAAGAAATTGTTATATTTTCTTCTTTATATATAAGCTCTGGTTCAATGTTAATTAATCCTACAAAGGGTAAAAATAAGCGTATAGATGTAAAAGGTTTAACGTCTATATAAGTATTTGTTCTTAATGGAATAGGTATTTTTGCGCTACTTCTTATTAAAGAATTGTCAATTCTTTTTCCAGAATAACCACTATCAAACCCAGAAATTCTTATTGCATTATCTGTACCATTTATTTTTGATAATGAAATAGGTACATATATACACGAAATTATTCCTTCATATGGGTTTGAAAAATATTCTTTTACGGCGTCAAAAAAATCCTTAGTTTCTGTAAGATTTCTGGCAAGACCTTGTATTTGTGTAGAACTTAATGCAAAACTATCGGTGAATCCAGTAGTAGGTGAACCTCCACCGACACATGAAAAAATAAAACAACCTTCTTGTGTGAAAATATCACTTTTTTGTAAAGAATATTCTCTTTTTGCCAATTGCGATAACATTGTTCGATTATCTAATATATCGCTATTTCCATTAGTGGCATAAACTACATATTGTGTACTTTCCATTATTTCTGTTCTATATGTTGATAATGCATCAACACTACAAACAATTTCTACATTATTATTTGTCAATGAAATGCACCTATCTATAAAATAATATCTCCCTAAAAAATACGCATAATTATATTCATTAATGTTTGAAAGACTTTCTTTTATTATAAAGTGCGGATTCATTAAATCTGTAGAATCTTTTAGTACAATATTGTACGGATTATTAGTTAATAATGGTATTTTTGTTGAATTTATTTTTTTACTGAATTTCATCAAATAGAGTTCCATATTTTTTCACCATTAGTTTAGAGTAAATATAATTCCATTTTCACTTAAATCATTAAACCACATTCTTTCCTCATGCCAAAACGTGTTATAATATCTAGCTCTTGCGTTAACAGGAGTTGTTAAGACTTCTTCTTCTTTTCTGTACATTCCTAAAGCATCTCTATCAAATATAAATGCAACTACATTATTCATAGTTACCTCTTGTTCATCTTTATTTGTTGCCATTATTTCAAATGGAGAATTAATATTTTGCCAACATGATAAAACAGCATTTGGGGTTTTTTCAACAAATTCTCTATTAAATGCCTGCCATTGTACAACTGTTTCCATTTGTGTCTTAAAATCTGCCAAAATTGCAAACCTTTGTAAATTTGCAGGAGTATGTCTATACTCTGTACCATCATTCCATAAATTAGACATATCTCTCATTTTATATGCGTACAAATTCATTCTTCCTATAGCATATCTTAAAAAAGATGAATCAAACAATGCATCATTTGTAGTTAATGTGTTTAAAGTTGCAGTATTATAATCACTAACTAAATTTATAATCTGTGAAGGTCTTGCATTTACCATATAATTAGCCATAGTAGCTTTTCCTAGTGCATCCATATTTACTTCTAATTTATTCTGCACTTCGCCATAAATCGCACTAATTAAACTACCCATTACGCTTTCACTTAAAAAAGCTCTTTTCAATAGCCATCTTTGCATTGTTACAAAAAAAGAATAAGGTGTTTGATTTATAAAAAACTTTTGATGTATTTTAGGTTTATTCACAATATACATATCAACTGATTTCCCGTTTTCTAACTCATAAGAAGGATCTTCAACTGCTTCTGGCATTTCAACTTTTAATTTTTGTACAATTGCCCCCCATTCTATTTCTGAAAGTAACATTAATTTTAATATATCACTATTATATCTCCTATAAGATATAATAGATCGCGATATTCTTAAAACCATTGTATTAGCAAAATTTTCAACTAAATCATTTGATAAAATCATACTTCCTAATGCTACAAAACTATTTGTATCTTGTGCAGTTATTGGCAATTTTCCCATTACTTGTTTTGCTGCACCATTAACAAAATTATAAATCTGTGTAGTTTCCATAAAATTATTCCTCCATCTTAAACATTTTTCAAATAAATTCATTTTAATTAAACATTTTATCTATTTCTTCTTCTAAAGATATTTCTTTTCCTGATACATTACCGTATTGGGCTAAATTAAAATTAGCCTTTTTTAAATCCTTAATTTCTTTAGTTAATTCGGAAATTATATCATTAGTAAATTCGTCATTACTAGATTCATCATTAGTAAATTCGTCATTACTAGATTCATCATTAGTAAATTCGTCATTACTAGATTCATCATTAGTAAATTCGTCATTACTAGATTCTTGTGTTTGTTTCACGTGAAACATACCATTATTTTTAATTTCTTCCAAAACTTTTTGAAATACCTTATCTGCTATCATATCCAATATTGACATTGTAATACCTCCATTTTAAAGGTTGCCCCCCATTGTCGGACAAGACTACCACGCCTTTTCCAAGGTTGTCCATGTGGTATTAGGGGGGCATAATATATTATTTTCTGGACATAACCGACTCAAAATATAGGTAAGTGCTATAATCATCAACGGTTAAACAACAATTAATTTTAGCTAAACGATACCTAGGTGAAAATTTTACTCGTAAAGCATCCCTATATGTGTAACTATATTTTTCTTTAGCAATTCCAGTACATTGCTCTATGTGTACCGCACCACTATTTTTTTCTATATATATAGTATACTTATCAAATTCTATTACTGGCGTATAATTTCTTTTGTCTATTTTTTTAACTAAATCGAAATTATCGTTTACAAAATTATTATAAAGAGCTTCACTTTCAAAGTCTGTACCTCTTGTTAATTTATATAAAGATGTTTCTTTCTTTGCATTTATATACAAACTATCCTCCATTAACTCTATATAAATTGAACGTTTTTTATCTGTATATCTTAATAATTTCTTTTTATACATACGAGCAATTATCCCCGAAATTCCTAATTCCATTAATAAGGAATTATTTAAGTTTATAGCATTTCCACAAAATATTACTTTAACTGGTTCTTTACCTTCTAACTCTCTATTTCGGTTTATTGTCTCATATGCATTCATAAATGCAATACCTTGTTTTCTAAAAGGAACTGCATTAACTTCCGGTATTATTTCATCATAAAAAATATTATCTACATCCGAAAAATCTTTTCCTCTCGTTTGAGAAAATGTTGATAAACAAGTAGTATAGGCTTTAAATATTTTTTCCTCATTAACTATCTCATTTATTTCACCAAAACCAATATTTTTTTTATAATCATACAATATTGTACGATTTGTATTTGTACGTATTTTTTTATAAGGGTCGGCTAAAATTTCTTTCTCCCTAGTTCGCATATACAACCATATAGGAATACTGTCAATAATTTCTGTTAGCGCGGAATATGTTTTACCTATTCCGCGCGATCCTATGAAAAATTGCCATGTACAATCCGATCTCCCTATAACGCTACTATACAAGCTCTGCATAAATAAAATTTCTCCCTGTTTTACTCTTGCTTGTACAAATCTTTATCAAAGCACTTCCTTCTTCATTAATTATGTCTTGTAAATCAGATACAGAATTTCCAAATACTGAAGAAATAGTAGAATACGAAATCCCTTTATCGTCAATCAAAAAATAAATAGTAGTATTAACTCCATCTATTTCTTTAGTGCTTTCACCAACTTTTATTACATTAATTTCTCTATCTATTACATCTTTTAGTGAAATACTTGATTGTTTTAAATTGAATAATTCTCTTTTTGTAAATTCCATTTCTTAATCCTCCTATTTCTTAACTATTACTTGAACAGCGCCATTATTTACAAGTTTCATTATTTCTTTCAGCATTTCTTTTTTTTCAATATCTGTTTTACCTGCAAATAAAAAAACAAACTTATTTTTCTCTTGTTCCTTTTTCTCTTCTTCCTTTTTCTCTTCTTCCTTTTTCTCTTCATCTACCTCCATTTTTTCTGCTAAATTTTTTCTTAATTCGGAAACTGTCATTTCTGACTTAACTATTCCTTCAATAACAGCATTCTCAATTTCGTCAGATTTTAAAGTTCTTCTTAACTCTAAAATCTGATTTAAACCGAAATTTTTAAAATGTTCTTTAATAGCATAGTTTTCATCACAAATAATATTAGCAACAACTAATAAATTTCCTACTGTACCCCTGCTAAAACCGAAAGTTCTCATAGTATAATCATAAAAACTTTCTTTTCCTATTACATCTTTTGCAAAATCATGTAAAAACTTTACATCTCCTGCAATCGAAATATAACCTTTTTCGATTTTACCTACCGCATTTTTAATTCTTTGTTCTCTTTTAATGAAATTGTCATTGATTAATTTTAACTCATTTTCATTTTTTTTCATTTATATTTACCTCCTATACATATTATTCTATATTACTATGTCAGCTATGTCAATACCATTTTTTATATTTTCTACAATTTTTTTATAATCTACATTTCTGTCTAAAGTATATGTTACATTTGTTAATGTTATACATGAACCTGTTATAATTTCATTACCATTTCTGTTTATATAAGAATAAGGCGAATCTAAATCTGTATAAAATGCACTCATTCTTCCAGAATATTCAGCAGGAAATTCTAATTTATCTTTAAAATAATCAATACCGCCCATTTTTGATAAATATAAAGCACCTTTTTCTTTAGATAACCCTGCAACTGTTACATGTACTCCGCTTTCATCCTCATAAGCATATTTCTTAGCACCTAAAGTGCGAAACTTTTTATAACTTGCATCACTTTCCCAAACTCCTAAATATATCCTTTTTCCATTATAATCTACATAAGGTTTTACATCAAATGTTTCTGCTTCATCAATTATTTCTTTATTTAATTCAATAAATTCTTTTTCATGATTATTTAGATATTTGAGGGAATCCGTATCTCTGTATACTTCATCTCCGATTATTTTCTTAGCCCCTGTCTGTAAACTTTTTCTAGCATATGCAGTAACATAAATTCCATGTTGATATGAAAGAAAATTATTTCTACTTCTATAATAATCCATAAGTTTTTTAAGTGTATCTAATTCTTTAATACCATAGCAATCCGAACCATCTTTATAATAATATTCAACTCTACATATGTCCGTTAACATCATTCCGAAAGAAGCATTTATTTTGTTTTTTACTTTCATATATTCATAAGGATCTCCCGATTCTAATTCGCATTTCTTATAAAAATATTGCATTAAACATTCTCTAAATTCTTTAGGTAAATAATCCTTATCAGAAATAAATAACTCATGTATTTCTATGTTTTTAAATGTGTACATAGAAAGAATTATTTCCATATCAACCTCGGTTAAAGCCATAGATAATTTTTCAGCTTTTAATACCCTTCCATTACTTACCAGACATTTTCGAATATCCATACATTTAGCCCGTGGTATATAAGGTATTTCCATAACATCTATAAGTTTTATATCGTAAAAAGTCACTTTTAATATACATGACATATCTTTTCTATATGACCAAAACAAATCAGTGTCTTTTATTTCACAATATTGTCCTATAGGATATTTTTTTGTCATCATTTCATATGGGTATGATGATTTTTTATCTTTAGAGCTTACATTTAAAAGTGTTTTATCTGAATAATATGCGGACGCTGATGTATCTCCACCCCTTCTTGCAGTTTTTAATAATAAATACATATATGGGTCAAGTTGCCCTTTTAGAAAAATCTCACGATTTTTTTCATTTGATGTTACGGCTTTTCTAAAATCTCTCCTAACAAATCCCGTAGATGTTAAAGGTATTGTTTCTAATGTATCATCTTTTAAATATACTTCAATACATTCATATAATCCCATAACATCATTAAAACAATACATACTTTCTTCATCATTCAATAATGTATGATTATCTCGGTAAATCAAATAATCTAAATCACCCTTCATTTTTTTATGCTTTACATCAAAACTCTTACATAATTTTTCCAAACTTTTATTACTAAGTTTATAACTGCATCTAAATTCAAAACATTCGGTATCAAATTTTATAATTTCTCTCTTACTAATTGCAAAAAAAGAAATTATAGATATAAAGTTCCTAATAAATTGAAATTCATAAGATAAATTATGAACGTATATAATCATCTTTTTATTTTCTGAAAGATTAAAAATATTAGTTAATGAATCCAAAAAAATAACAACTTCATCCCATGTTCTCATAAAAAAAACATATCCTCCAACACAAAATTGGGCATGATACATAAAAGTGTGATATTCGTCCTCTTTAGTTGTCTCAATATCAAAAGTAGAATATATATTGCAATATTTATGCAATTTAGGTGACATTTCACTTTTTATAAACAACTTTTTACCTATTTCTTCTAGTTCTTCTACGTCGTAAACTGTTTCTATATTGTTTCCCTGTATTAAATATTTCATCAGGATTTCCTCCCATTCTTTCTATTAATTCGTCATAACTCATATTACCAGCTAAAAAATTATTTGCTATTCTATATAGCTTTCTAAAATAATCCGTATCGGCAGTACCGTCCTCTATTTTACCTTTTAATAAATTTACAATCCAATCAGACGTGCCCATAATCTCCATTATATCTTGCCCTTCATCACTATTTAAAAATTCATAAAATGCTTGTTCTAATTCATAGTCTTCATCAGAAAATAAATTTGCTAATAAAGAAGAATTATTTTCAATTTCTTTTTTCTTTAATTCATAGCCTTTGATAGAATATGTTTCGCTATCTCTAAATTCTATTGCTTGTAAATAAGCTCGTTTTAAATTAGCAACATTTTTTAATTTTTTCTTGGATGTACCAAATCTATTTCTACCAAAAAATGATTGTAAAAAATCTGTTACTTTGTTATATGCAAACCTTTTATACCCTTTCCTTTCTAATCTTAAAAGTTGTTGATTGACTTGTTTAGATAAACGCCTATATTCCCTAAATGCTTGTGAATATGCTTCATTATCTCCTAAAGATGCCAAACGAAAAAGTTCTATCATATCATTTATATCCATATTATCACCCCCTTTCAATAATTGATAATGATAATGGCAAATTTAAATCAAATACAAAAAGTAATTTTGTATCTAATTTTATATTTGCGGTATTACCATTTGAAGAAATTAATATATCACCTTTAAAACTTTCAAATGTAACTGTAATAGATTTTTTTGTTTCTTCTAAGAAAGCGTATAGATTTATTACTGAATTAGAAGCATATATTTTATTAAAATATTCATTTTGTAACTGAAAATTGTTTATAACAAAAAACTTTTTTTCTAAATTATTAATTATCATTATTATCCCATCCTCTCTTTCATTTGATATATATATTATATCAAATATAGAAAAAAGTCAATACAATCGTACAATAATGTACAATTATTTTCGTGTCCGTGAGAGACGTACAACTGTCTTTGAGTGTCCGCCATAGACGGACATTTGGGGGGAAAATGTCCGTGATGGGCGGAC